AATTATATTTAGAAGGATAGCAGATACTAATCAACCATATAGATTACCAATAGCTGAATATACTGATAGACCTGAAACAGCAGATCAATTTTACGAAGGTTGCTTAAAGCTTGCGGTATATTATAACGCAAAAATGCTAGTTGAATATACAAAAATTGGTATATTAGACTACTTTTTGAGAAACAAAGCTCAAAAGTATCTCAAGACTAAACCTAGATCGGCACACTCACCTGGTACTAAAACCAGAAATAACTATGGTGTGCACATGAATAAGCAAGTTAAAGCATATATGGAGTCATTAATGTATGACTATATAAAAGAAAGAGGTGACGAAATCTGGTTTATAGACCTACTAGATGAGTTATGTGACTGGGGTTCACGCAATACGGATAGAGCAATTGCATTTGGTTTGTGTTTAATCCACGAAAATGATAACTTTGCAATTGAAGTTAAAGATAGAGAAAAAGAGTCTATAAAAGAAAGCGGATTTATATATTATAAGTACGATAGTAATGGAATACCTGTTAAACACACAAGATAATGAAGAACTTTCCTAGTCAACTACTACCTGATTCAAAGAAAGATAAAAAATGGTGCGAGCATATGCTTGACGCTATTGTTAATCACACGGATCATGTAAGTAGCCCTGAAAATAGGTACCGATTAAAAGATATACGAAATTACGATATATATAACGGTGAGTTTAACCGTGACGATTACAAATACCTTACAGAGCAGTATGGATATAACTATCCAGCTCGATTAGTAAATTATCCTATAGTACAACCTAAAATAGACCTATTATTAGGTGAAGATTTACATAGACCTCTTGACACTAAAGTTGTAACTGTTAATCAAGAAGCTATTAATAGAAAAGAAGACCATAAAGTAACTATGGTTATGAATAAGTTAATGGAAGAGGTTAAAGAAGAGATGGCAAATCTTGGTATGGATGTAAATACGGAAGGTCAGGAAATTCCTGTACCAGACGATATAGATACATTTATGCGCTACAATTATAGAGAGTCTATAGAAGAAGCGGTTCAAGATGGTTTAGAATTTTTGACTAACAGATATAAAATTAAAAACAAATTTAAGGAGGGCTTTAGGGATCTACTAATAACTGGTAAGGAGTGCTATCGCGTAGAAATTAAGGATGGCGACCCACAGGTTAGGCGCGTAGACCCAAGGTCTCTCGCTTATGATTTATCTACAGAAACAGATGACTTAGGGGAGTCTAACTGGATAACAGAAGAAAGGTGGTTATGCCCTAGTGACATAATAGATGAGTTTGGTGAGCAGTTAGATGACAAGCAAATACGACTTATAGAGTCTATGTCTCAACAAAACAAAGCAGATATTAAATCTGAATATAGAAATTGGTACATGAATGGTGAGTCTGGTGAACTTAGAGTAAAAGTAGTTCATGCAGAGTGGAGATCTTTAAGAAAGATACAATATAAAATAAGCCCTAATAAGCATGACAATGATAAGCCGTTTAGAAAAATGGTTTCTGATAAATATAGAAAGCGTAAAGGTGAGAAAGTTCGTAAGGTTGTTGTTGATGACATTTGGCAGGCTACAAAGATTGGTGGTTCGATTATGGTTAATTGTCAGCGAGTTCCTGATCAGATACGTTCTTTAGATGATCCTAGTGCAGCTAATTTAAGTTATGTTGGTTGCGTTAGAAACCATACTACAGGTAGTTCTGTTTCTATGGTTGATTTACTTAAGAATGTTCAGATGTTATATAATATAACTATGTATCACATAGAGTTATGTATGGCTAGATCTGGTGGTAAGGCTGTTGTTTATGATGTAGCGCAAATGCCAGCTAATCTTGGAATGAATATGCAGGATATAATGTATCATATTAAAAATGATGGTATTATACCTATTAATTCTAAAGATGAAGGTTTACAAGCGCAAACATTTAATCAATTCCAGCAAATAGATTTTACATTGTCTAATTCTGTACAGCAACTTATAAACCTTAAAGGTATGCTGGAAGATATGGCTGGTCAAGTGTCTGGTGTAACTAGACAGCGTGAAGGTCAAATAGAGCAATACGAACAGGTAGGTAATCAAAAGCGTGCAGTAGTGCAATCTGCTACTATAACTCGTTCTTGGTTTTGGTCACACGATACGGTTAAACAAGATGTGTTAATGCGTTGCGCTAACTTAATGAAAGCTTGTTGGTCTGAAGGTAAAAAGACTGCAACAGTGTTTGGTGATGGAACTTACAAGTTTATATCTATATTACCTGAAGTATCCCTAAATGACTACGGAGTATTTTTAGGTGATGGTGGTAAAGACGAAGAAATGAAGGCAGCTGTATCTCAGTTAGCTCAATCTGCTTTACAGTCTGGACAAATAGACATGCTTGACGTAATTAGAATATACAAGTCTGATACTATGACTGAAGCAGAGCATATACTTGAAAGAGGATTAGAAGCTGCTAAAGAATTACAAGCGCAACAACAAGAGGGTGCAATGCAACAAGCACAAGCTGAAGCTGAAGCTAAAGAGCGTGAACTACAAATAGAAGTTGAAATGAATCAGCTTGATAATGAGACTAGAATTAAGGTTGCAGAAATACAACATCAGTCTAAATTAGAGACAGCAGAAATACTTTCTGACGACCAATATGGTACAAGAAAGGCTGATGCTGCGCTAAGACAAATGGAAGGTCAACTTAAAGGACAAGTTAAGAATTAAAAAAAAATTCGTAATATTGCAAAATGGAAGAAACAATGGAAAAAAAAGAGACATTAAGTGAAGAAGTAAAGGAATTTAATCCTGAAGCCTTCGCTGGACTTGACAACTTAGTAGAAAAAGTAGGTCAAGTTGATGAGCAAGAATCTACCGAAAATGAGCCTACGGCTTTGGTAGAAGAAACTGAAACTACATCAGAAACAACAAAAGAGGTAACTCAAGAAGTTGAAGAAGATGATGATTCAGATTTTGATTGGGGAGTAGAAGAAACTGAAGAAGAAACTGCAGCCGAAGTAGAAGAAAAAAAAGAAGATGACTGGGATTTTGAAGATCAACCAGAGGCTAAAGAAGAAACTGAAGAAGAAACTACTGAAACCAATGAAGTTAATTGGGATGCGGTTGCAGAGCAACTTGGATTAGAAGGAGCATCTAAAGAAGACATCGTAAAAGCTTTAAGCTCAAAAAATGAGCCTGAAGTAAAAAACGATACTATAACAAAATACGAAGGATACCTTCAATTAACAGACAGAGAGCTGTTAGGAGCTGACATGAAAGCTACAGGTATGGATGAGTATGATGTTGATGATTCTTTAGATAGAATGGAAGACTCTGGTATGCTTAAACATGAAGCTCTTAAGATTAGAAAGCAATTGAGAAATGCTATTCGATCTGAAAGAACTACAGTTAAGCAAAAAGAAGAAACGGCAACTCAAGAAAAAGCCCAAGCTCAAGAGCAGGCAAGAAAAGACTTGCAAACTGAGCTAAAGGGATTTAAGAATTACCTTGGAGGCAAGGTAACGGTAGAACAAAGAAAAGATCTGTATAAATATATAACAACTGGGAATTTCAACGAAGACATTTATAAGACTCATGCCAATGTTGCGGAGGCTGCGTTTCTTTGGAAGAACAGAAAACAAATACAGAAAATGTTGAGGTCGCAAGGCTTCGAAGACGGAAAGGGTAGTGTATTAGACAACCTTTCAAACAGAGGAGGTAGAGGAAATAGTAAACCTAAAAGAAATAAAGGTTCTGGATTCGATGCTTCAGCATTTATGGGCGATTAATTTTAATGCTGTCAAGGTTACGTTTTAAAAGAATAAAGAAGTAAATGCAATTTTTAAATAAATTATTAATATTTCTAAATTGTAAAAAGAAATGAAAACTACAAGTGGAACGTTTGGGATTGAAACTCAAGCGTCAAATTCGTTGGTAGATGCTATGTTAAAGTACCCAGAAATTTCAAGTACTTTAATTCAGCAATACCCTCGTTATGCACTGACATACCTATTAGAACGAACAGGTCGTCATGCTAACGTAAA